CCCCAGCAGAAATGGAATAGCGCAGAGACCTACGCCGACCCTCCCGTTCCCGGTCCCGGGGAGAGAAGACTTTGACGCCGCATACGCAGACGCAGTAGCCCGAAGGGAAAGTGAGTTAGTAGACGCGGGCGTCCCCCCAGAAACTGCGCGAGTCATAGCTATTGCCGAAGCCCGTCCCAGCAGAAATGGAGTAGCGCAGAGACCCACACCGACCCTCCCGTCCCCGGTCCCGGGGAGAGAAGACTTAGCGGCACAACTTGAAGACGCCGTAGCTCGAAGGGAGAGTGCGCAAGAGGGGCCCATACCACGTGCACCATCCCCTGCAAGCGAGCCCGCAAGGCGGTTTGGCTATATGACAGATGCAGAAATAGAATCGATGCTCAACACCCCGCGCAGCGGTAAGGGGCAAGCCATTTTTGACACGGCGGAGTATATCCAAGAAAACCCAGTAGACGCCGGGTTAATGGCGCTTACTGCCTCTGGGCTAGGAGCCCCGCTTGGCGTCGCGGGTACCGCACTTACGCGCGCGCTTCCGATGATGTACCGTGGTGCAAAGGCGGCAATGACTCCAGCGGGGCGAGCCGTTATTGGCGGTGGTGGTTTAGCGCTGTCAAATATGTTTGGGGGTGAAGGAGATGAACCAGCAGCAGCTACCCCCACTGCCCAGCAACCCAGTATGTTTGGCGTGGGTATTGATTCACAGCGGGCACAACCAGAGTTCAGAATGCGAGGGGTAGACCAGCGGCCCGACAGGAACGTGGGTGTCGCTGCTCCCACCGCTGCCCGTGCCGCTGCTTCCAACGCTGCACCTGCCGCTGCCCCAACGAACACCGCGGAGAGCCAACTGCGCGCAAGAGTTGAAGGGACTGTCGGTTCAACGGACGCAGGCTCGCGCTACCGCGAACTGACCGGAATGGAGGATGCGATTAGAGAGCGCAGGGTTGAACAAGATCGCCTGCGTGCGCTTCAAGAAGCACGGTTTAGCCCTGAACAAGAGCGCAGCCGCTTGCTGCGAGCAGGTCTTGCGGGTCTCGCTAGTAGAGGATTTGGCGGATTTAGCTCTGGAATTGCCGGGGAAGAGGAAATTATTGCCGGGGAACGTGACACTGCGCAGCAGCGAGTTATTGCGGACATGGACAAAACAATCAATGAGCTGCGTGCTCTGGGTATTGGGCAGTTTGAAGCCGAGCAGGCTGCGGCAGAGATTCACAGCAATGAGCTGCGAGCTCTTGCGGCTTTGGATCAAGACACAGCTAGGTTGAAGCAGGAGATGACCATCGAGGAGATGAGGCAGACGCTGACCCGTGAAGGTCTTAGTGCCGAGCGGACTGCGGCACTAGAAGCTGCCGTAAATGAGGCTGCTGTCAGAAATAGCATGACCCCGCAGCAGGTTTTGACAATTGCCCAGCGTATAGTAGCGGATGATCTTACCGGTACAAAAACCCTAGCTGCCGCCGTGCAAGAAGTGCTCAACGCTGCGGGTGGAACCGCGTCACCCGTAGACGCAGAAACGCAGTCCCTTTTGGACCAGTACTCTACTCCGTAGGAACTTGATAATGGCCGACTTGCAGCGTGCAATAACCGCTTTTAAAAATGCCCACGACGCGGGGGATACCGCAGCGGCTGCCAAGTTGGCCAATCTTGTTCGGCAGTTACAAGGTCAAGTTCAGCCGCCGGAGCAAGAACCTGTAGAGCGCACGCTCATGGGCCAAGCGGGGGAGTTCTTTCGCGGTATTCCTCGCGGGGCCATCGGGCTGCTGGAGACTGCCGGTATCGGGGCCAGTGCAATGCTGCCTGATGAAGAAGAGGCGTACCTGCGCGATTTGATTTCTGGCGCAGCCGAGAGCGCGGCGTCCTCGTTCCAGCCCAAAGCCGGTTATGAAGATAGCTTGGCGGGTACAGTGGGTGAGGCTTTAGGTTCAACAGTTCCGTTTGTATTGACGGGCGGTCTACCCGGCGTAGCGGCTCGCGTCGCCAGTGGCGTTGCACTTGGTTCCGCTTCCGGCGCAGGTACGGCAAGAACTCGTGCAGAACAAGCAGGTGCAACTGGAGAAGAACGTGCTCAAGCAACTGCACTTGGCATTCTCCCCGGCGCAGCAGAAATGGTGGCTCCTGCTCGGATACTGAGCCGTCTGAGAAAGCCTGCTGAAGGTGTAGTAAAAGGGTTGGAAAAAGCGGCTGGGCCAAAACTCGCTACAAATATAGCAAGCCGAATGGGCCGTGTAGGCGTATCGGCTACAGAAGAAGGTCTGCAGGAAGCTGCCAGTGAGATCGCGCAGAACTTGATTGCGCAGGGGATATACGACCCCGAGCAGGGTACCTTTACTAATACGGGAGAATCGCTGGGTCTTGGCGCTGGCGTAGGCGGCCTTGTCGCCGCCATAGTCGAACTCGGTATTCGAGACCGTTCGGCCGGTGTAACCCCGCCCCCTGCAGCGGGAGAAGAACAAGCCCCGCCCGCACCCCCTGCGCCTCCATTGCGTACAGTAAACATCCCTGTCTCTATGACTGGTGGCGGCGAGAACGGCGTTATGCGCCTTGTGCAAGAGCCCAGCGGCAAGCTGTTTAGTGAGCTAGTTGACCCTAATGGAGCTGTGCGTATGCGGCAGCCGCTCAACGCGGCATCTCCCAATGCGTTCTTAGATGAAATGGGTAAGCTGGAAGTTGCGGCAAAACCGTTTGATATTAAAACCATTGTCGACGCCATGGCCAAAGCGTCGACCGTTACGCGTGCCCCTGAACAGCAAGAGTTGTTTGATACCGCAGAAGCACCGGTATCCGGTCCAGTACCGACCCCGTCTACGACTGCGGAAGAGCGTAACGCTGCGCAGCCTATGCCTCCAGCAGCAACGCGGAACGAGCAAGAAGCGGCAGGGCAGATGACCTTAAACGACGCTATTGCCAGAGCGCGCGCAGATGAAGCACGAGCCGCGCAAGAACAAGCGCAGCAGCAACGGGACGCCGGTGATCTTTTCCCGGCTGAACTTGAGGCAGCAACAAGCGACGCCCCGAGGGTCGCTGAAACCATGGCTAGACAACAAGCAAGGGAAGAAAACGATCTGGCATTACGGGACGAAGATGCGAAAGCGGCGGACTCTCAAGAGCAGGAACAGTTACAGTTGGATTTCACTCCGCCGACCGAAGCCGAGCTTGTTGCTGCTGGGGTGCCAAAAGGTGCACCCGTCACAAAGCGCGTGGCGAAGAGCAAGACCCCCGCGAAGGCTAAAGCAGAGTTGACTACGTATGCTGCAGCTCCCGGGGTCGCCCCGGATGTTGCTGCGTCAGTTACTGCCCTTGCAGATAGTATCTCTGTGCCCTTGCTAACGGAAACCGAAGTTCTTGCCAAGGCGCGTGAAAATATAAAACGGGCCAAGCCTAGACAAGATGCGCGGGATCAAGCGCTGATGGAAACTGCACTTGAAAAAGCCCGAGCCGCCGAGATTATTAAAGCGGAACAGGACAAAGTGCCTGTATCCACAGCAGTTGAAACGCCCGCTGCCCCCAAAACCGAAACCGACAAGTTTATTGAGCAGTTGCTCGGAGAGTCGCCGGGTGAATCAGTTGTCGAGCCCGTGCGGCCATCAAAATTTACATCAATCGGCGACGGTCGCAGCGAAGCAGAAAAAGAACTGCTGTCCCTGTCACAAAAAGACGAGAAGCCGGGGGACGTTCAAATGGGTAATGGCAGTTTTGCCCCATTTGACTCTGTGGTGGCTATGGCACGCGAAGGCATTGCATCTGGCGAGATCAGGCCATTTCCAGCGCAACTGCACTTAAAACTTGATTTGGCAATGCGGGACGTTGACCGGGTGCTAGAGGCCGTTAAAACTGCTAAGCCCGTCGTTGAACCCGCTGTTGAGTCAACTACGCCGGTGGCAAAAGAAGAGCAAGCGTTTAGAACGAAACTCACTCGCGCGATTGGTGGCGCGAATAAAGCCCAACTTGCGCAAGCGTTTCAAAGGGTTATGGGGAAGGCACCCACTGGTGATGCGGCAGGGGCGATCTCGCAGCTCCCGTTGCCCAAACAAGTTGACATCTACAACGAATACGCCAGCGACCAAGGGCGCAGCGAGATTGCGCTACCCGGCAAGTTTAACGCCGTCCAACCCAAGCGCGAAGAAGCTGCGGATATCCCAGCCAACAAGCGCATTATGCAGCTAGTTGAGGAGGGGGCGACACCGGCGCAGATACTGCGTGCCATCATAAAAGATAAAGACTTGCCGCAAGACCTGCGAGACATGGCCGCTGCGATGCTGCGAGCTGCGCCGGATATCAATGTGCCTGTGTTCAGTAAAAGGTTTGAGGCAGTGGATGAAGTTGGCGAGTACGTGCACCCGTCTAAAGGCGACGAGGCGATCTATCTGGACCCGCGAGCCGAATCGGTTGCACAGACTTTTGTGCACGAGTTTGTGCACCCCATGACAGTCAACGCTATTGCCCGGGGCACCCCTGAAGGCAAGCGAATAGTGCGGTTGTTTGAACAGTACACGGGGCAGCACCCGGAGTCTGATGCGTACGGCTTTGAAAACCCCTACGAGTTTGTTGCCGAAGGCATAACAAATCCAAAGTTCCGAAGCCTCCTCAAACGGCAAAACTGGTGGGGTCGATTTGTTGACGCCATACGCCGTGTTGTTGGCCTACCGGCGGCTAAGTCCGGCACGGTGGAGGAGCTTCTTGACCTGACAAAGCGTATGGGCAAGGCTGAAAACACCACAAGAACTCAAAAGGCAGCCGAGCAGGCTCTCACCGACCCGTCTCCTACGGCCAACAACCGCTTCCTGAATGTGCAGGGCGCTCAGCTCAACTCCACGTCTAAACCCATGCGGTCAAAGCCCGTGCGTGATGCTGTAGCCAAGGTGATGGGCACGTCAACGGGCTCTGCGGCAGGTAACGCCGCGCGTACTGTGCTGACGTGGGGACTTCCGCTCCCCGCACTAAACGATTACGTGCAGTCGTACATTAGGACCAAGGGTCCTGCGTACGCGCTATTTGCCGACGCCATGAAGCGTTACACAGAAACCGCTGTTAAGTTTGAAGGTGCAATGAAGCAGTTTACTGATGGTATCACTGCACAGATTACCCGGATGGGGGAGTGGAAATTAAAGAATGCGGATAAGTACGCGGCCATGACAGACTTGTACTTTGGGGGGTCTCACGCTCGGGTGGACTTGACCAAGCCTGAAAGCGAATACGTAGGGAACCCGGAGAAACTTACCGCGTACCGCAAACTGAAGAAGCAATACGATGCCATTGGCCCAGCAGGGCAGGCTATCTATAGGCAGATGCGCGTAATCCACAATCGACAGTTTAAGCAGATTTCTCAGCAAGTGTTCAACCGCGTGTACGATGCAACCCAAGACAAAGCGATGGCAACTCGGATTCAAAACGAGTTTGTTAAGCAGATGCGGGAGAAGGGGCCCCTTGAAGGCTACGCGCCGATGCTGCGTCCGAGCGGTAAGCACATGCTGAAGTACGTCCAGAAAAACGGCGAACCGGCGTTTGAGATATTCACAAACCCCAACGACCAAGCAGCGCGCAGGCAGCAGCTCCTTGAAGAGGGTATTAGTGACAAAGACATCAAGCCGTTCATAGGCGGTGACCTTCGTGCCTTTGATGGGGTCGTGCCTTCCAGTTTCCTTGGGCAGCTTATAACCACCCTCAAAGAGAGCAAGGTCGAAGATGGCGACGCCAAAACGGCGTTGATTGAATCCGTTATGGCTCTGGGGGTTGCTATGTCCCCGTCCAATTCGGTACTGGAGCGCCTTGCTTCACGTAAAGAAGTTGCAGGGTATATACGTGACCCGTTCTGGGCGTTTCAAGAAGGCACGATAGGGCTCGGCCGAAAGCTGATTAACATGGAGTACGGCGCGCAGCTTAACAAAGAAGTTGAGAACATGAAGGCCACGCGCGAAAACATGGGAAATGACGCGACGGTAGTCTCTATCGTAGATGACATTGCCAAGCGGGCTAAGTACTCTGCCAACCCAAGTCAAAGCTGGTGGTCAAACCTGTTCACAACTGGCACCTATGGGTGGACGTTGGGGTTTAACGTCTCTTCAGCCATCGTGGATATGTCCTCACTCGTGCTCGTCACCGGCCCGTACCTGACAAGAACCTACGGGTTTGCAAAGACTCACCGGGTGATGATGGCCGCTGCAAAAGACATACTGGGCATGGGCACGTCAGCAGATGTGGAGACGTTGGTAACCCAAGGTCTGGAAGGCGCCGCGCTGCAAGAAGTGCTGCAGACACTGGGGACAAAGGGGAGGGACACGGTGCGCAGAAAAACGCTGCCTTCCGTGCTCAACATAGACTTTAACGACCCGGCGCAGCAGAAAAAGTACGGCTATCTTAAACCGTTAGTAGATAAGGTGCGCGAGGCCGGTCACTCCGAGCGGTACTCTGAGCTGGCTGAATCGGCGGAGTTTGGCGAAAGTAACCCCTTGTCTAAGTGGTCAGCACGAATGGGGTTCATGATGAACGCCAGTGAGCGCTTCAAACGAGAGATCGGATTAAAGACCGCGTACGACTTGGAGTTGTCAACGCTAGGGGCCAACCCGACACCGGAACAAATGGAGGCCGCTGCTCAAAAGGCTATGGACATGAGTTTGCTGCTCAACGGAGGATCAACCGCAGTAACAGGCGCTCGGTTCCAACAGCAAGACGTTGCGCGTATAGCGTTCATGTACCGCCGGTTTGCGGCGCTGCAGATGTACTTGCAAACAAAGACAGCCTATGACGCCACCATGAATGACGACCCGGAAGTGAAGGCTGCAGCTCGCAAGTTTGCTGCGTACACCATGCTAACTTCTGCGGCGATGGTTGGGGTAAAAGGTATGCCGATGATGGGTGCCGTCGCCGGGTTGTGGGCAATGTACGGGGCGCTCTTTGGGGAAGAAGACGAAGACAACTCGCTGGAAAACTTCCTGCGCACGCACCTCGATCCGATACTGGTTGAGGGCATACCCAACCTGCTCTTCAACGCTAACGTCGCAGGGCGAATGGAGATGACCAATCTCTTGATCCGCGACTCTAACTTGCCGAACGATGCGACGTTGGCTGACATTGTTGCCGCCCACTTTGGCGGGCCTGCATATGGGTCGGTTAGCAGGGCGTATCGCGGCGCCGGGTTAATCGCAGACGGGGATATCCAGCGTGGGGTAGAAAGTATGTTGCCCGCGTCGTTCTCTAACTTGTTCAAGTCCGCGCGGTTCTTAACAGAAGGTGCTGTTGAGACGATGCGGGGCGATGTCGTTACGGAGGTCACTCCCTTCGGCGCGCTGTCACAAGCGCTTGGGTTTGCCCCGGCCGATTACGCTAGAACCATGGACTTTAATGTCGGGGACTCTAACGCCGAGCGCAGAATAAAAACCAAGCGAACCGGGCTTTACGAAGCGGTCTACGTTGCGTACCGCGTTGGAGATACCGGTGGCGTTGCGCAGGCGATAGAGAAGATAATTGAGTTTAACGCGCGCTATCCAGAGTTTGGTATGACTTCCGATGGCTTGCGCCAGTCCATTAAAGGCAGGGACAACAACACGCAGAAAATGATTAGGGGTAGATTGCCGGACGAGAGAATGCGCGGCAATACCCTAGAGCGTGCGGAAGACTGGGGGTTTTAGGCCAGTCTCCAGAACCGAACCCCCTGCAGTTTATTTTCTATCCGGTACCGGTGGTCGCACAGCCAGCCCTTGCGCTGTGCGATCTCATAAAATTGAGAAACGGCTTCCACCATATCGAGGCAGGGGACGAACACAGAACACCCGGGATCAAAGGTCTTCCAGTTCACCACCATGCGTAAACCATCGGGGGCCAAATCCATGGCCACCCCCCGGCTATCATTCTTCCTCGGCTTTCTTGTTATCACTGATGACTTCATCGTCGGTCCCCGTGTCGCTCATCCACGTCGCTCCTTTAAGCCTAAGCACACTTACCGGCGGCAGGTTCAGCTTGGTGCCCTTACCCATACGCTTTGAGACGGTCTTGGCGCCACACGGCAAGGTGCGCAGTTCTTTGACAATCTCGGTAAAGTCTAGCTGGCGCTCCGCGCACCATGATCTGAAAGGTTTCGGCATAAGGAACAGTGTGTTGGTGTCCGTCTCCAATCGACCCAGCATCGCGTTTCTCGGCATCGCTTCGGGGACCACTAGATGGTCTAGTACATCCGGTCGACCGCTGGCATCGAGCCTGCCTTCACCTGAGTTACGAATGCGCAGGAAATCGTTAACATTGGCGTAGAAGTAGTCGCTGACAACCTGCGTCGCGTCTTGATTGTGCGTGCTGGTGTCCTCTCGCTTGTAATCTCGCAGGTAATCGACAGCCCAGTCCAGCAACGCCCTGACATCGAAGTCTATGAACTTTAACCGCTTGGCAATCAGTAGACCTGTAATATCACATGCCACTTGCGCAGACCAGAATCGGTTCTCTGCAGTCAGTCCCGCACGGGTGTCGATGGTCTGTTGAATACTAATCAGCAGCTTTTGAACTTCGTCCAAGTTATTCATGATGTACTGCAGGTACGGTATTGCTGCGTGCCCAAAGTGTCGCTCAATGGATTTCGCCAGCTCGTCGGTGTCTTGCTTAGGCAACTGCTGCTTCTGTGGGGAGAACTCCAGCACACGCTGCGCTTCTGCCTTTGATGCGTCCTTGTACGAGTTTACCTTTGAGATAAGGCTCATGTTGCCAGTGGTCACGCATATAAAGCTCCATGGGTCTCCGCGCCAGCGGGAGGAGTTGGCTCCTTGGCTCAGTCGGCCGCGCTGCTTACCACTGGGAATCTGGTAGATAAAGTCACTGGCCTCTTTGGGCTGCATGTTCGTCATCTCGTCGCAGTACAGCGGCAAGTCTTTAAGCGTCTCCGCGTAATTCATTTTGTCGTGGTATGTATCACGCTCAAACTTGACGAACTTGGCCGGGTCTGCCCACAGACTAGCCGCTGCCAGCAGTACCGTTGTCTTGCCATAGCCTGAGTCCTTGCTATGGAAGTGGAATATAGAGCCCTTGATTGCAGTCATCTTGGTAAGTACCGAGCCGAATGCTGTGCCGATAATGTACTGGTACGACTCAAACCCGGGCTTGTTGAAGAACTCCAAGTTCTTCTTCCATTCGTCCAACGACCCCTGCGGTTCAAACATTGGAAACAGGTGCGAGGTCTTAGTTGATGGAGCGTTGAGCTCTACCCGGTCTGGAAGCACGCGAGCACGGCCCAGTGTAAACGAGGTGAAGCCGTCATCCCCCCAGCCGAATTGCCTTCTGCTTAGGTCTGCGGCCGATGTGTTTTCTAAACTTGATTCCCACTTTAGTATGTATGTCATAAGAGCATCCCAATGCGCTGCGGTAGCTACTGCTACGCTGTTTTTAGATAAGTACTTACGCAGCTCGTCTCTCGATGTTGCTGCGGTAAGCGGTACGGTAAATTCTTTTACGCCGTCGTATGGCAGGTGCACACGCACGACAAGGGACGCCCCGTCTTCTGGGTCGTCTGTGCGGCGAAGTACATAGAGATCGTGCTCATACACGAGCATCTCCACGGGATCACCCTCACGGTCCGCCGATTGGACATACACGCCGCCGTTTTTACCCCTGAAGTATGGCGAGGGATATTTGGGTATGGTGTACGCCTGCAGCTCTACGGTCTTCATCTGTTCCGGTCTATCAAACACGACGTTGTCTTCTTCCTGCGCCCGAATGATCTCCCGGCCAAGCTGAATAGGTGATGTTATCTTCCCCTTGTGTGGGCATTTACCGCACAGTCCCGGGTTAAGCCCGTCAAAGGTAGTGCAGTGATACGGGCCAGCGGTCTTCTTCGCTTTGTCGATGGTAACGGCAGCGTCGTAGTCTGGATGACGCTTAGAAACCACGTGTATTGCTTTGTCACCGTCTACGCAGTTGACCGCAATGGACAGCGCCGCACGCCACAGCGGCTCGTCCACGTCCTCTTGGTTTGCAGCCGAGTAGGCTAACTGCGCACAGCCGCGACCCTTGGCACTCTTCTCCAGTATGGTCTTGAATCGGCTGGTGGAGTTTCCCATCAGCGACGCCATCATGGGGTCAGCTGCGTTGGAGCGAGTCTTTTTAGGTGGCACCACGCCTTCTGGGATGTAGTGATCCAGAATGGCTTTGAACTTATCCAGCGACAGCGCTGGTTCTAGGTCTGCCAACACCGCCACGTTCTTTGGCGGGCTGTCCTTGTGGTTGCGCGTGCCCGGGTATCGCAGCACTCTAGCGCAATCGGCCGAGACGACCGGGTCTATATTCAGTCCGTGGTTAAGGCACATCTGTTTGAAGCGCACTGCCAGAGGAAGCCAGTCAGCCTTCTCCAAGTCTTCATCCATTGCCCAGTAAACATGAAGCCCCCGCCCGGAGTTAACCATCGTGGGTTTTGGAAGCTGGTGTGTCTGGCAGAATACCCTAACCGCCTTCACCGCAGCTTGCTGCGTAGGGAAACCTTTGTCGCCCTTGTCCTTGCCGCAGTCTAAGTCAAGGAAGAATGATCGCAGCTTTTCGGCGTTGTCTGCGGTGCGTTTGCCCGGGGCAACAAAAGAAGCCAGAGCAAAATACACGTCGTTATCATCTTCATTAAGAGTTTCCGCAAGCTCGTCCATCTCCGGTATCGATGCCAAAAACTTTTGTGTAATCAGCTTCTGACCCGAACCCCCATTGACGGCAAATATGCAGTAGTTCTGCCCTTGCGCCAGCACGTGTTCTAAGAATTTTATTGCGCCCATACGCTAACCTTTATCGCTAGAGACGACAGGGGGCGCCGCAGCGCCCCCGCCATAAAGTACCTGCCAACTCTTAGAGTTAGTCGTCCCATTCATCTATCAGGTCATCCAACCCAGCCGCAGGGGTTTCTTTAGCGGCCGCTTTCTTGTTGGATCGCACAACGGGCTCTTCGTCGTCATCTTCTTCTACGACAGGGGCCGCTTTCTTCTTGGGCGCAGGTGCTGGCTCCTCGTCATCTTCTTCTACGACAGGTGCTGCTTTCTTCTTGGGCGCAGTGGGTGCGTCCTGTGCTTGCGACTTTCTCGCACCATCAAATGCACCTACTGTCAGTGTGACGGCGTCCTTAGATTCCTTGGAGTCGCGCATTTCAAGAGCGGTCTCCAGCTCTTCCTGATCCAGTGGGCGCACCGCGCTGAAGGACAGCTTGGGCTGTTCACTGGCTACGTCAAACTTCATGCGGGTCACTACGGAGATTGCGTGCACGTTGTTGGCTGCTAGGAACTTGCCATACGCTTGCAGGCCCAGCTTGCCGTCCTTGCCGTCACCAAATACGCTGGTAGCGGGCAGTTGCAGTTGATACACCTCTCTCTTTTCAATGTCGCCATCGAGCATCACAGCAACGCGCTGGGAGTAGCGGCACGCACGAGAATCGCCTTGGCCTGATCCCTTGATGTTGTTGGGGCACGTACCGCACGTACCGCTCTGGCGTTGGTCTTCTGGCACTGCTGGGTCTGGCGCCTGAGTATTTGATGACCAGCACGTAGGCGGAACCGCTTGTGCTTTAGGGTCGTATGCACCTTGGTAGTACTGGCGTGACACTGGTGCGGCGTTAACTAGAATGACATCCAGTACGCGGTCTTCGCTAACGTGAATCTCTTCGCCGTTGACTACCTGCCGAAACGCCTTGCCCTTGATGGATATACGGCGACCGCCAGAACCACCACCACCGCCCGCAAGGGTCTTGGTTATGCTGTCTTCAAAACCAGCGGGCATTGCTGGTAGTTTAAACTTCTTGCCTTCAAACAATGTCATGTTGCTCATGCTAACCTCTGTGTTTTAATTTGGTGTTATAAATCTAGTTCAAGTTGCTTTCGCCCTTCGGCGTTATCGGCGCTAAGATGGTCTCGCACCTTATCGTAATCAAACCTGTATGTTGTTCTGGTGTCGCCAGCAACGGCGATATACGAGCTTTTAGGTATCTTCCCACTGTCCATCCAGTTTCTAACCGTGATGGTAGACACCTGCAAGCGGTCAGCCAGCTCACCTATTCTGATAAGGTTGTCGTCACTCATTACTTTCTCCGAATACTGATCTGGTACTTTGTTTCCGTGTTCATGCCCGGGGGCAGAACGTCGGGGTTATCTTCCAAAAACTGCTTCATGTTCCCTTGATGCAGTCGCTTTTCAAGCAGGTCGGGCACTTTGTGCTCCAGTACAAACTCGTGCATAGACGTCCAATCGTTTGTCCAGTAGTTGGTCGTCGTGGTGCGGTAGAACAACCCTGACTTCGTGCGGGCTCCCTCCACCCCGTGCTCCCTGCAGTAATCAAGTAGCGCACCCTTTACCAGCGCCATCTTATCTTTAATATCTTTTGCCTTGTCGTCGTACTCTTTCGCTATTGCCTCGTTCGTTTCTTTCATCTTAAGGTAGACCCGCACCAGCTTTGTAAGCTTGGGGTCCTCCGTCTCAACTGCTTTCTCGGTAGCCATATCGTCCTCGGGGCTGGGTGTTTAGCGAACTTTACTATCCTTATTTATACTACGCAAGTACTTTTTTATACAAATCTATCATTGCTGAATGCACGTTGACTTTTGTCTGCAGCATAGAAAAGACGTGCCCCTCCGCTTCCGAGCCTTGTAGCTGCACCACGGTGCACTTATTCTTCTGCCCTGCACGGTGCACCCGGGCGTTTGCCTGCTCGTATATTTCCACCGATGACGTCGGCCCCCACCACACAACTGTATCCGCTGCAGTCAGGGTTACCCCGTGCGCCGCAGCTTGCGGCTGTATCACCAGCACCCGAGGACTGTCCGTGGTTTGAAACCTCTGGAAGATGTCCGTGCGGTTAGACGCGCTAACGCTGCCGTTGATAATCTCTGCGGTAATTCCATCGCTGTTCAGCCGAGCGGTCAGTATCCCAATGACACTGCGGAACGGGGCAAAGATCAGCACCTTGTTTTCCGTCTCGTTAATAACTTCCATGAGCACGTTGTAGCGGCTGCTGATGTCAAACTCTATGGTCTCCCCGTCCTGACTGTACACAGCCCCTGCCGAAATCTGCAGTAACTTGCCCAGCTTCACCGCCGCATTTACTGCGGTTACCTGCTCACCTGCAGCCTCAATCACCATCTGCTTCTTCATGATGCTGTAGTACTTGGCCTGCTGTGCGGTCAACTCCACCTTGCGCTTGACGGTAACCATGTCCGGCAGGTCCATACACTCGGCTTTTGTAAACCGTATCGCGGGTTGCAGTGCTTCATGCACGATATTTTTAGAGTCGGGCCGTGGTATATACTTGAACTGGGTTAACTTGTACATGACCAGATCACGGAACCCTGTGAAATACTTGGGCACGCCGTTGGGGTTCACCAACTTCGCTAGCCCGTACGCGTCTTCTGGGGACTGCGCCGCAGGGGTACCGGTCATCATCCACAACCACGTGTCTGGCCCCACCAACTGCTTGAGAGCCTTCCACCGTTTGGTCTGCACGTTCTTCAGGTACGTCGCTTCATCGCAGATTATTAAGTCGAATCGGCCGTACTTGAGGTCTTCCAAAGAGTTAACCACGGTGTCGTAGTTGGTCACTACAAACTCTGCGTCGCCCTCTATCACAGCTTTACGCTTGTCGGCGTTGCCGTGGGCAATGTCCACCTTGCGGTGCATGATGGTTTTAAAGAAGTCTGATCGCCACGCCACATCCATGATGGACAGTGGGCACACCACCAGCACGCGCTGAACAACCCCGGCTGTTATCAAGTAGTCTGCTGCCCACGCCGCTGCCGCAGTCTTGCCCGACCCCTGCTGGCTAAAGCAGAACGCTCTACGGTTCAGTGTCAAAAACTCCGCCGTGGTGCGCTGGTGTGCGAACGGGGTGTACAGCCCGGGCCAGCCGTATGACCTATTTATAGGCGAGGGGACTTGCTTAACGCCGATGTTTTTAAGCACCTGCATTTCTTCCAGTCCCCAGTTTACTGCGATCCTCCCGTCTGGTAGTTGCTTGCTTTTAGGTATGGTGTTTAATATCTGCTGCGGATTGCGTACCCGCAGCAGTACAGCTTTGTTGTCGTAAATCTGCATTGTTGCCCTTACTTCTTCGGGTTTTGGCCGTTGCGGCTGCGGTTGGCGCTGGCGGACTCTATTTTGTATCCATCAGCGTTACTGCCGCCGTCCTTGAGCATCTTGTTGTGAGACACATCTTTACCCTCACGCTTGTCCGCCGTGCCGTTGTTGTTCTTGTCCGCACCGGTCTTGTCGACTGCGCGCCGTGCACGCTGGCGCTCCATTCGGTCCCCGTGTTCCCCGCGGGCTTTGGCGGTCTTGGCTTCTTGCTTGTAGTCACGCACATAGTTTTTTGAACTGGGCATCACATGTTCCTCCCGTTATGAGGGCAGCTTAGTACTACGCAGTACTTCTTACACAGCCCTGATGTTTTGGGGTTCCAGACCCCGGATTCTATCGCCGTTAATATCCGTCCGTACCGCTTCAACCATTTCGCCCACAGCCCCGGCGCGTCCTCTCGCAGGTACTTCTTGCGTATGAACGCTTTGGCTATCACAAAGAACAGCGCCGCATCGACTGATTCAACCTGCGGGAAGTGCTTGAACGTTGCCAACGCCATCAGCTCTAACTGGTCAGTGTCTGCGTACTTGGCACTCTTGCCCGCTTTGTAGTCGAGCACCTTCGCCTTTGTTCCGTCGATGATACTGAGGTCTGCTATACCGCGCCACCACACCTTGGGGTCATCCATGTCGCACGCCTCAAGGTCTTCCGTCAGCCCCATCTTGTACTCGCACAGCTTCTCACCCGGCAGGGCTTTGAGCTTGTCCAGCGCCGTCTTGGCAAACCAGAACTGCTTTGGTAGCTCCGCTTGGTCGGACACGTAAAACTCTGCCGCCTCGTGAAACTGCTCGCCGTACAGCGCCGCTTCGTGCTGCTCGTCTTTAACGTCCTTCTTGATCTTGAGGTGGTAGTACTTCCTCGGGCACTGTTCAAACAACTTAATGGCACTGAACGACCACGTTGGGTTCTTCACTTAGCATCTCCATAGGTGTCGGCAATGTCGCCTTCGGACCACGTTATCAACTGCGGCCACCAGACTGGAGGTGTTCGCATTATTGTTTGCAGCGTTTCAAGCGCAGCAACGGCGTCGCTCTCGGGCACTATGTAAACCAGCTCGTCGTGCACTGCCAAACTCGGGCGCAGCTTAGTCTGCTTGTACATCTGATATGCGTTACCGGCAATGACGTCGCGCGCCAACGCCTGAACACAATTCTCCGTCACCTTACCCGCGTATATTCTCGCTTGGTGGCGGCCAGTGCCGTACACCCACTCGCTCCGGCCGTTTTCATTAACTTCTTCTCGCAGTAGGGGGTAACGTATTACGCGCCCAGATGGCAGGTGTATGCCCTCTGCAGATGTCTCCATCAACTCCCACGGGTCAATAGTCAAGCGGTCTCCCTGACTTATGAATTGTAGCATCTCATGGCACCTGCGCCACCCAAGCACAATGTCTTCGTATGCGTCACGCCACTGCGTGGTAATCGCTTGGGCTGCTTCTAACGACAAGTCTATGCCGCCCATGGTCTTAGCCACTTTCTGAAATGCGCCGCCCCCGGCTCCGAACCCTAGTCCCAAGTGCGCGACCTTGCCTATCTGCCGCTGCGGCTTTGTTACTTCCTCTAGCTCCACCCTATACAACCTGTGCGCAAAGTCCTTGTACAGGTCGGCCTTGTCTGGTGACGCTTGGTACAGCGCCATCGAACTCGGAACCTTCCACAGAAAGTGATTAACTCTCAGCTCAATACCGGACAAATCGGCTACCACTACCTTGTATCCGGGCGGGGCTACCATCGACTTACGCAGCGCGTCAGACAGCTTGGGCTTGCTCGGGTCTATGCGCGGCAGGTTCTGCGGGTTGTACATGAAGCCTGACCACCGGCCCGTTGTGTCGGCCCCACAGTAATGGAGTGGGATCGGCAGTCTTCCGCGCAGCGCCTTACCCGTTGTAAGGAACGACTCCAGCCGGGTCTCCAGTATTGTTGACTTAACGTCCAGTCGCGTGCTCGCTGCCAATGCAACCACCGGGTCTTCGTGCTCCTGCAGTGCAAGGAACGCTTCGTCTGTTTTAGACAGCGCAGGTATCCTTTTCTCTGGGTTTGATGGGCTCTGCTTCATGGGTACCCGGACGCCTCTGGCCCGCAGCAGCTTACTGAAGTGCGCGGTGGACGCCAACTTACTGCGAACAACTTCTTCTACCGCTGGGTTGTCATCTACCTCCATCTCGTAGAGCACGCTCGCCATCTGCGCCAACGCCTGCTGCTTCTGAATCCTGACATCGCTGAGTGCCTTATCCAGTACCTGTCGGCTCAACATGAACTTCGGCTCTACCAGCATCCGTATCGTGCTGTCGATCTGCCATAGCTCTTCGGCGTTGTAGTGCTTTTTCAGGGCTTGGAACAGGCCGTGGCATTGGTCAGTGTCGTCGCGGTTGTACCCCTCCATCGCCAGCAGTTCTGTGTTCGTGAAGTCGCACAGGTGTTTGCCTTTGGTGTTGAGTAGGGCGGTGTTGTCTTTCACCCCGAGACCGTAGTGCTCGACCAGCTTGGCTAACGAGTTCCCGCAGGTCTTGCTGTGGATGGGTCGGGCCATTGCCAGCGTGCACCCCCATACCTTGGGCTGTACATTAAATCGCCACGCAAAAAGCATCGCGTCAAACGCTGACATGTTATGCGCGACTAACATCACATCCGACCAGTCTTGCGCTTGTAAGCGTTTGCGTATGGCCGCTTCGCCAAACCATACCCGTGTCGGCTCGTCATCTACCTTGAGGGACAGTGAAATGACTTCTGTATCCGGGTGCATCACGTAGTCTATGGGACTCATCTTAGACAGCGAGTGTGTCTGCGACCAGTACGTTTCAAAGTCTCCTACTATTAGTTTCACTCTTCGTCGTCCTTCATTTTCTTAGTAGCAAAAAAGTCCTTGTACTGCGGGTGGTCCAGCATAAAAAGCCGAGCGTAGTACGCAATAAAATTATTCGATATCTTAAAGTCTACGCCTGTAGTCTCGATGCTTGTTTCCCACCGTATTCGGTTCACGATCAGCCAAGCACTCAACCGCTTGTGCCTACGACCCACTGCTTGAAACGTAAACTTCTTAAACATCTCGTAGACCTGTGGGTTGTCTTGGTGCCACTGCCACCACTTCTTTTTCGTGGCGGACATCACGGGCGCTGTGTTTTCATTCATTTGATTTCTCCTCATTAGTTATAAGGCCCCCGGCCCCGTGACTGCGCACCCATTACGTTATTAATGGTGGGCCGAGGGTTTCGTGCTCGTTGTCACGCAGCTAAGCGATGAACGATACCCAGTTTATCAACGCTGTACTCGTTAGCTACTGGTAATCCTTCGAGGGTGCGCCATGCAACGTACAGGTCTGCTAGAAATCTTTTTACTGCGTAGCGTACTGCCATGCTGTGGCGATGCCCTTTACTTTTCTCTGCGTGTGCGGGGCTGTTCTCCAAGCGGTGCTTGTAGTCGTCGTATATCTTACGGTACGGGCACTTAACCGCGCTCTGCTTAAGGAACGATGAACCCAGAACACCGACTAGCTTGGTCTTCAGAAACGGGTTGAACGTGATGCCCATCTTCGTCTGCTCCTTTTTATCCTTGTCTAAGTACGTTGACTCCTCTAGGTGCTCTTTACGTTTTGAACGCCCATGCCCGTCACCGGCTACGTCGAGCCCCGCGTACTTCCACAAGCTGGACGGGTACTGCGCTGCGTGGATATCGATCTCCGACACAATGACTCCTGCCATTGCTGGCCCTACGCCGTACACGTTTACCAGAAACTCGTTGTAAACCGGGAAGTCTTTGAGCACGTTCTTCAATCGGCTGAACTGTTTGTTCTCCTGATCTTCGAGGCTCAGGTACTGATCTATCAAAACAAGTTCGGTGTAGGTGCTTATCAGCTCGTCGCCCTTGAACGTGGACTGGCGTGGTAGTGTCGCTACGCCATCCGCCAACTTCTTATAGGAATCCCGCAGATCGTCTAGCAAAGTTTTCTCGGCTGCGTCTAGCGTCTCCTCTGTAGCACTGGGTGCTTGCCCCAGCTTTGCTTTCCAGTTGGCAACAATGCGGTTACCCATCTGGATTCTCAGTTTCTGTATGTCGTACGCCCCGCGTACCATCGTTCTTATATCGCTCATCGTGTTGTTCTCTTTTCTAGTTAGTTGTTGTTTGACTCGTTCTCCACCTTTGGTTTTCTGGACAATCATGACTCGTTCGGTGGGTTTGGTTTTCTTCTTTTTGATGACTCGTTTGGGACTTATGGTTTCCTTCAATTACTTGACTCGTTTGCAATCACTGGTTTTCTATCTTTGCGTGACTCGTTTTCAGATTATGGTTTTCTTCCCAGTTATGACTCGTTTCGATGATGTGGTTTTCTAAATTGATATGACTCGTTTGGGACTTATGGCTTCCTTCAATTACTTGACTCGTTTAAATTGACTGGTTTTCTTGGTTTCGATGACTCGTTTTCATAGAATGGTTTTCTCGTGCATGATGACTCGTTTGTTCTCATTGGTTTTCTTTCCCCCGATGACTCGTTAGACCAAGCTGGTTTTCTTATCCCCGATGACTCGTTTGTTTAATATGGGTTTCTTCGACAGGCTGACTCGTTCTCCTTTTACGGCTTACTTGGTGTTCGTGACTCGTTCCCCTTGCGTGGTTTTCTTTGGCCTTTTGACTCGCTTCGTGAGTGAGGTTTTCTAACTCGCTGGGACTCGCTTTCGTGAGATGGTTTTCTCAAGTTTGTTGACTCGTTTTCATCGAATGGTTTTCTTATTTTTTATAACTCGTTTGCATGGTTTGGGTTCCTAAACAGGATTGACTCGTTTGGCAGCTATGGTTTTCTTGACGTCAGTGACTCGTTCTCCTTTTATGGTTTTCTTTAGTTGTCTGACTCGTTCGTTTATTCTGGTTTTCTTAATCACTATGACTCGTTCAATATCGATGGTTTTCTCCGCTTATCTGACTCGTTTCAGGGAGTTGGGTTTCTCGCCTCATATGACTCGTTACTCTTTCATTACTTTGTAGAACTCAGCTTTCAGCTCGTTAAGTGCTTTATCCGTGAGGTCTTCAATGATGTTAGCCCCTGCTGGGGGTTCGTCCTGATCCTCGTCTACACAGACAAACCCGATGGACGGCCTGCCGTCCTCGTAGATGTACCCTAGTTGCCAGTTCGTGCATCGCCAATACACCTGCACCCACCAGTAGCCGTCGTCGCTCATTGTGTAGGCTCCGCCTTTTTCAGAATATAACCATTTGGATAAGCTGGGCAGTGAGCAACCCTATGCCCCTCCCCTTCCCCGTGATAATGTTTTTTCCCGCAGCGGTCGCACAAGAAAGTAAACTGGACCCCTTCGTGCTGGCATTCAATTACCGGTATGTCGTTCATTGTTTTGGCTCCTTGTTGTCGAGGATGGCGGTCCGGGACTGTTTGATTAAGCCCGCTATCAGCACACGTTCTGTCTGCTCCCGCACTCGCCCCACGTGCTCGACAGTCTTGTATCGCTCCGTCAACTCGTCGCCCACCCGGTTGACCCCCTGTAATTCCCTGATCTTGGCGTTGAGCTGTAGTTCTTTATCGATGCTGGGGGTTTCGTCTCTAAATCTGAGCTTGTCTTCTCTTATCGCCGCTGCGGCAAGCCCAAGGCCGGTGAGCATGGTGAGTGTTAAACCCATAAAAAGCAGTATTGCTGTAGTCATTTCGCACTCTCCTCAAGCATCAGGTCGGCAATCTTGTATGCTTTTTCCGCCTTTTCATGTGGGTACAAGTCGTATTGCCCCGCTATATACCCCTGCATGGCCTGTGCCGCAAAGTAATCGCGCAGTGTCATGCCTTGGACAGGTACACCCTTTATGTCCGTATGGCTGCTTGGAAACGCGGGTTCTTTTTTCATTTTTGCTGTAGTCATTTCGCACTCTCCTCGATTGTTTTCCTAACCAAATATCTGTGTCCTATCTGCACGTACTCCCTGCCCGCGTGCCTCATTACTAGGCAGCGGCGATGGGCATGTCCGACCATCACGTCATCGTGCGGCCTCCCACCGTCTTCCATTATTTTACGGGCCAGAAAGTCGTAGCTTTCTACACTGAGCAATCGGGCCAGACGCACGGTTTTGAAATGCACTGGCAGCCTGCCCCCGCGACCATACGCCCCGGTCTCGCACCAGTTTTTATCGTAGTTCGGCGGGTTTGATGGGTCAACGCCGTACACCACGTGACTCCCCGAGACCCCGGTTATCGCATTAGCAGTTGCCATCATATCCGCTCCTGAGCTGCGCTCTCTCCTGCCAACGCGAAGTACGCCGCACCATCCTCATAGCTGTCGGCTCGGTATCTGCCCTGCTGCGCACGGACCATTTTCAGGCAGGTCATAAAAAGCCAACCCTGCTCGTCCGTCAACCCGGCACCTGTCAGGATGTTAAACATCGTCACGGTCTTGTGGATACTTCTTTCGCCACCTTGCTGGTCGTATGTCGCCGCACGATCTTCCATGTGTTTCGCTGCTGTTTGCAGAATGTTTCCTGCCGTAAGTAGTTTCTTCTTGGGGTGTAGGTGTTCCGTGTAGGGACGCAGATAGTGCGTCTGGCAGTAATCCTCTGACTGCAGGGACTCTTTTGGGCAGCCGTACATTTTACAAAATTGGCTCATCTCTGTGCTCCTTTAAAGCCTGTTCGCTTGATGCCCATCGGAGCAAGTACTACCCCAGAGGCACCGCGTGGAATTGTTGTTATGGTCTTACCTGCAGCGAGGTACTTCGCTATCTTCGCCTCAAGTATCGCCGGGTCAGCCTTCTTCGGCTGTGCCTGCGGCGCTTCTGACAGTTTTCTAAAGTAATCTGCGTTCATT